AACCCTGATCCTTTAGAATACTAACGCCCTTGTCTCGAAAGTAGGACGCTAAGTACCCAAGGTCAGGGTCATTCGCCATGTGCGTAGTCTGTTTAACTACCGATGGCTCCATTTGTTCATAGTATTTATGGGTATGCTTTAGCGTTTCTCCCACCCACTCTGGCCGCTCTTCACGGTATATAGGCGTTGAGAAATACGCATACGATTCCATTAACTATTTACAAAATCTTCGAGCGTAGTCGCCATAGCAGTTATATCGGTAGCCCCAATAACAGACCCCGCCGCCGCTGTGCGATGGTTTTCCATAACAATTTCTTTTGCCATCCGCAATACTTCTAGTTTAGCGCGTTTGGAATCCGACGCATTCTGGTTAGCCATTCGGTTATTGTCTATAGTTGCGTGGTAATCAACTTGGTTTTGCAACTCTTCTGGTAGTGCCATGTTAGTAGCCTCCTAGGCTTTCTTAAATTAAGTAGTTAAATCTTTAGCCGGTATTGTTACATACCACGTTGTCCCACCGTCGGGGGAAAAGAAAAACCAAATGTCTACGTCATTAGCGCCCGTGCTTCTACTAATTGATCCGCCCGGATATTTAAATGTCCCGCCCGCTAAAACGACTGTCCTAGAGGCCGTGGCGTCGTTCGTAAGCACTAGTGTAAACGATGTTGCCCTGTTTGAGTCCGGGTTAGGCGTAGCCAATGTAAACGTGCAGTTACCAGTTAAAGTCGCAGTATACACCGTCCCTGCATTGCAATTAATGGTTTGAGCCGTACCTGTATTGCCTATGACGACTACTTTGTCAGAAAATGTGCCTGCAAAATACTGACTAGAATCAAACGATATAACTTCTGCCGATGTCCCGTCCTGCTTCAAGAAGCTATCCAGATTAGCATCGAGGTCGCTGATCTGAGCGACTGTGACGCTAGTGGCTGTAGGAGCCACGTTCTGCCAGGCTGCACCGTCATATACCTTCATGGTATCGCTGGTGGTATTAAAGTAAGTCGCTCCTGTTTGCAGGGCTGCGCCTTGATTGTCCAGGGTCGGATCGGACGCCTTCTCGCCAAGGTAAATAGCATCAAACTCGTCGAACTTGTCACTAGCTGCTGTGGCTGATCCTGCCGCTGCTGTAGCCGAATTGGCTGCATCTGTAGCTGAGCTTGCTGCCGCTGTAGCACTTCCTGCTGCTGCTGTTGCTGATCCAGCAGATGCTGTTGCACTTGTTGCACTTTCGGATGCTGAGGTCGCACTTGCCGTGGCTGAGTTAGAACTGTTAGTAGCACTGGTAGCCGCTGCTGTAGCCGAGTTAGCCGCATTGGTTTCTGAAGTAGCTGCATTAGATGCAGATGTTGCTGCCGCACTCTCAGAAGCTGCTGCCGCCGTTTCCGAAGCCGCTGCTGCTGTTGCGCTGTTTGCGCTGGCTGTGGCGCTTGTGGCGCTTGCCGTGGCGCTGTTGGCTGCATTAGTCTCAGAGGTTGCTGCCGCTGTTGCAGATGACGCACTCGCCGTAGCCGAATTGGCAGAATCCGTGGCAGAACTGGCACTCGCCGTGGCTGAGTTGGCTGAGTCAGTTGCACTTGAAGCACTTGCAGTTGCACTTCCTGCGGATGCTGTTGCACTATTCGCTGAATCAGTTGCACTATTCGCGCTGTCAGTTGCACTTGAGGCTGAAGCAGTTGCACTTGCCGCTGCTGCTACTGCACTTGCCGCTGCCGCCGCTGAAGTACCTACCCAGTAAGTAGGTGACGTTGCAGGGTCATTACCAATGTTAGCTGCTTGCAGTGAGGTATAGAGAATGCCATCAGTACCGACTACGTTCTGGTCCTCTGCGTAGGTCGCAGTTGCTACCCAGGCGAAGTTAAGAGGGACCCAGAAGTTTGTAGCAGTGTCTGGCTGGTTATTCGTATTGCTTGCCTGGAGAGATTGGTATTGCTGGTTATCGTATGTAACCACCGCGCCAATGTCGTATGTGATCCCAGCACTCCATTCGACAGAGTAAAGAAGCGTCCAAAATCCAGAGCTTGTCACCGGGTCGTTGTTTTGGTTGCCGTTAATTAGTGATCGGTAAAATATTCCGTTTGAACCTAAAACCACATCAGTGGCGCTGTAAATCTTGGTGGCTACCCACTGGTCTCCAAAGTCCGTATCTGTTTCACCTACAGGATCTCGGACCGCAATCTGAACGTCGGAATTGCTAGCAAGGATGCACTTAGCAACACCGTCAAAGAAGATGTTGGGCTGGCGACCGGCAGCAGACAGTAGAACGGGATTAGTGTTCGGGATAGAGTTATTGATATCCGCAAAAGTCGTCTTAGGAGTCGTAGTGCCGGACTCGTAAAAGTAAAGCTTGCCTTCTACTAAAGGTTCGCCAGCGTTGTCTAGGTATTGGTCAAAATCGCCGAAACGTGCCATCGTAGTTTCCTATAATCTAATTTGAGGGCTCAAAGCTTTTAAGAAGATTTCTCATCGCCTCAAACTGCTTTTCTTGATTAACGCCTCGGAGCTTATTTCCTGCTGCTCGCGCCGCCGCACCGACGAATTGGCCCGTGCTTGTAGGCATTGTTGCTGCCGCCTCACCTAGAACCCCTGATAAGCTAGTATCGGCTTTAGTCCCAAATATTCTATCAAGGTCAATAGTAAAAGCGGTTTGAGTAATCACGTCGTCATCAAAGCTGCCATACCTGTTACCCAGAGAGTTTAACTCTGACACTGAATCAACAAGCCTGCCGCGAGTTTGCCTGTTGGACCCCAAGCCTCTTAGAGAGGTGCCGATAGCTGTTGCTGCGCTAGGGCTGTCAGGGTCAATGGTCCTGCCTATTGCTGTGCTAAAATCATCCATCGCCTGAATTGTCTCGGCGTAGGTAGTGTTGAGCTTGTCATACTCAGGGAACTTGTTATCCAGAATTCCGTCTAGTTCGCGGCGAAGATTCTTAATCACATTGATAGTTCTTCCGGTCAATCCCTCTGTCGCTTTGCCGTAGCTAACTTGCTCGTCAATAAAGCGCTTAAGGTTGTGAACGTCATAAGCAGTAACTTGCCTAGGGGCTCTCATACGCTTAACTATTTGATTAAGTATTCTTTCTGCCGGAGCAACGTCCTCGATTGCCGATAACTCAAAATCCAAAGTTAGATCGTCGTTGAACTTAACGCCCAATTTCTGCAAGGATTCCTCAAAATTTTGCACAGGCTCTGCAAAATCTACTGCGCGTCCTTTTAGATTCTTTTCAGCATAATCATCTATGCCTGCGCCAGCTTGCTCGTTTACGTCACGAATCAGTTTGTACCGATCAAGTATGGATTCGCCAGCTATGTCCGTCGTTCTATTGGTCATGCTGAATCTTTTGTCTTCGGTGGCGTCCTTCATTATCTCGAGAGATCTTAGCATATTTCTGCGATCGGCAGGGCTAGCCTCTCGGATCATAGCGACCAAGCCCTCATCGAATCCCTGCTTGATAGCAGCTTGCTGAGTTGGGTTCTTAACCGCTCTAGTCGGCACTTCCGGCTTAGGCAGAGGCCCTCTCTCGCTAACAATGGTGGGCTCTGCGCCTTCAACCTGCTCTAAGCGATAAGGGGCTGTCACATTCCGTGTAGCTGTTGATTCACCGCCCTCAATAAGCTGCCTAGCTTCTCTAGCCTTAGTGGGCTCGTAAGTTCGTGCGTAGCGACCAGCGCTTTGCTTCCCAAGGCCGCCAAGGCCAGTAGCGCCAGAAATATTGACGACTGCTTCAATGTTGCGAGCTGCTCGCGGGTTCTCTTGTGAGAACTGGTCCCATGCCTCACCGCCGGCTGCTATGGCTTCTTTTCCTGCCTGCATCAAAGGCTGATCAAAGAAAATGCCGAGCTGATTGATTACCTCGTCTTCAATAACGTCAGGGGTCATGCTAGAGACCCCTTCACCAATGAGACCTACGCCTTTACCTATTAGGTCGCCAAGACTAGCGAAGCCTTGGCCATAAGCCTGCGTTACACCTTCTGAAACAGATTGATCGCCTTTCAGAGTAGATGCGAATATTTCGTTTGCCTTCTGAGCTCGAGTAGATTCGCCGCCGAGAGCATCAAAGCCTGCCTGAGTTGCACCAAGCGCTGCTTGGGCGCCAAGACCGATAGGCTCCCGCCTCTCTGTAGCCACAGGATCTTGAGACTGCCCAGAAACGACCTCTTTTACTTTGGCATCAATTATCGCGTCATCTGTGCCCAGCGGGAAATATAACTCAGTCCCATCGGCCAGTATTACTTTAATCTCATCCATCAGATTCTGTTTCCTTGGGCATCATACCTTATTACTCTAGGACCTTCCGGAATAGGATTGGGTTCTGGTTCACCAGCTCCTGCTCCCCCGCCTTGTGTCTCGCCATCTAAACCAGTGTAGAAATTTCTGTTTTGAAATCCTTCCATGGTTGTAAGCGCTCGTTCTCCGCCTTTGCCCATATCGGCGGCATATAGCTCAGCCCTGTCTATATCGAGCTCCATTTCACGAATCATATCTTCTAGCAAAGCTATGTTAGCGGCAGTGCTTTGATCTTCATTCGCCTCGATCGATGCAAGCAAATCGCCTTCACGAGCTGTAAACGCGGCTCCAAATGTCGGCTTTAATTGCTGCAATACATTTTTTCTTAGTATATATGCAAGCCTTGCTTCGTCTTTATCTGTCAGACCCAGCGCTCTTCTTGCTTTTAAGCCGATTGCTGCAAAACCACCAGTATCTACTCTTTCAAGAATTTTAAGAGCATCTCTTAGCCTGCCAATGTTTCTAGCTTGCCTGATACCGTTTTCAAGCACTTCTTGACCAAATCCTTCCTCAGCCGTGCCTCGAGCCCTAGCTGTAGCAACGTCGCCCTCGTAAGCAATACCTTCCTTTCTAGCCTCTGTGAGAACACTTTCTTTTTGAGTCTCATCAGTTACTAGCTGTCCATTGGGCCCGTAGACTTCTGGGGCGCCGGTGCGAGTAATCTTAACTACTGTGCCGTTATTATATGTAATTGTTTTCGCTGCGCCCATCTGGCCAGACGCGCCGCCGTAGCGCATAAACTCTTGATAGGCTTTACTTCCTGGTTGAAGCCCTGCTGCCTGAGCTTGTAGCTGCAAAGAGCGAAAAGATGAAGGAGCATCCCTGCTTCCAGAGATCTGGTTGTAAGCCTTACCAACGGTAACGGCGTTATTCATCTCAGTCTTAAGACGATCCTTAGCCTCCATATCGCCAGCCGCTGCCGCTTGCGCGAGCTGCAAATAGCGTTTCGTATGACTGGTATCCACGTTGGGAATCTGGCTGAGTATCTGAAAGCGGTCCTGCATTAATCCAAGAACACCGCCAACGTCACCTTGATCCAAAAGATTACTAGCCGCAGATGCGTCCGCAAATAAAGTCTGCTTGCGCTTCTCTGCCGCCTGCTCATCTTCTAAGCCGCGCTTGCGAGCGAGCTCGTCTTCTTGCATCATCTGTTGACGGAACTGCGGGGCTTGTCCGCCTACCGCTGCTCCTAATCCCATCAGGGCCCTTCCAACATCTACCGCCATGGTAAACCTCTAAGTAACTATTCCATTAGCAGGCATTCCTGCAGTGGTGGGCGCAGGCATAATGCCGTGCGGTTTCATGAACTGGCCAAACGCGTAGGTTTGCGCCGGAGTAAATTTTTGATTTGGATTTGTAGGAGTAAACGTATTTTGCTGAGTTGGCTGGTTAAATAGATTATAACCTGCGCCGGCAGCATACAATGCGTTTTGCACTCCGCCTTGATAATCAGGCACGTTGATCTGAGCCTGCGGGACTCCGGCAATACTGCCACCAATACCGCTTTGAATGTTAGACATATCCGCGCCGTAGCCTTGCTGGGCCCTAGCCTCGTTTAGTGCCGCATTACTGTACTGGTCCATCAACAAGTTGCGCTGACCGCCAAGCATATTTGCCAGGTTGCTACCTTGGCTAGAGTAGATATCTGCAAGGTTTGCCGCTGCGCTGCCATACTGGTTGGCTAATTGCTGCCCTGCCACTGTTCTACCGGTAGCAAGATTAATTCCCAGATTCCCAATCTGCTGGGCTGCTGGTAATCCGTAGGTTGTTAATTGATTGCTTAGCTGGTTACCGAGAGCTTGCTGGCCCTGTAGCTGCTGAGACCCAAGACCCGTTTGGATGTTGGCCATCGTGCCCGCAGCGTTCTGGCCCATTGTAGACAATCCGCTGAGGTTGGATATTTGATTTTGCAAGCCTTGTGATGCAAGGCCCTGCCCAAAGCGCTGTAGCTCTTTCTGAATATTACCGCCACCGAGCCCGCCTGTAGCGCCTGCACCGGCCAGGTTAGCCCTCATGCCCTGCTCGCGCAAAAACGCCATCTGCGGTGACTCTTGGTAAGCCTGGTCAAATGCTTCTTGTCCTAGAGCTCCTGACAATGCCATCTGCTGCTGTAAGGCTGTCTCGCCTGCTTGCTGATAAGGCTGGATAAATCCGCTGGCATCCGCAGCTCTCGCTCCTGCCTGCTCAAGCCCTAAGTTGTATTGGTTTGAAAGCTCTTGCCTGCTGGCTCGGGCGAGCATATCCAGCATATCAATCGCGCCGGTTGCCCCACCCTTTAGAGCCATTTCAGAGCCACGCAGGCCCGTAGGTATCGCGCTGCCAGTTTGATATTGAGTGGTAGCTACTGGAGCCAGGTTGTAGCTTCTACCAGCCAGGGCATCAAGATCGTTTACACCGCTTGGGGTAGCTGCCGGCGGAGGCGTCGGAAGAGGCGTCGGGAGAGGCGTCGGGGTAGGCGTCGGGTCAGGCGTCGGGTCAGGCGTCGGAATAGCTGCCGGCGGAGGCGCTGAAGATGCAGATATAGGTAGTCCTGCTTGAGCCTCTGCTATCTGCGCAGGATTAAAACCTAACTCTTGCGTGAGGTTGCGCTCTACGATTTCTGGAGGCGCATTAAAATACTCGGAAATATCTCCAGTGCTTGCCACGCCCTTTCTAATTAAATCTTGAACTGTTTCTACTTGAGGCGCAGTCAAAGTCCCTTTGGTGTAAACATCAGGAGAAATATCTGTCAGGCTTTGAATAATTAATTTTTTAGGAACGTCAAAATATTCGGAAACATCATTAACATCAATGTCTCCGGCGTTTAATAGATCCTTAACTCGATCTACTGTCTCTACCGAATAATTTTTGCTTTTAGGCAGGCCTTTCAGGTTTGCAATGCTCATGGCAGCTCACCTCCAATCAAGTCTAGCATCTGTTCTATTTGGATACTGGTAAAAGTATTCTGTGCTGCTGCCTCCGGGGTGTTTGCTGCCGCCGGGGTGGCTACTCCTGCCCCCGGGGTAGATGCTTCGCCTGGCTTTAATGGCCTGCCTTCTGCTTGACCGTAATTATCCCAATGCCACTTAGCGTATCCTTCCGCAGTTGTAAACTGAGGGTCGCCACCTTCAAGAAGCTGTGCTTTATTTGCGTTGTAATCAGCGAGAACGTCTGGGTTGGCTCTCAGATACCCTTGAGCCGTGTTGGCATCCCAGTCCATTACACCAGAGTTTGAGTATTCGATTTGCTCAAACCCTTTAAAATCTAAAGGCTGAGGATCGGTTAGCCCTGTTAGCTGCGAGTAGTCCATGGGGACGCTCTGAGCTTGCAAGTTGCCGTAATTAATAGGATCACCAAGGATTGCGTTGCGCTGCCCCATGAGGCCCGCTAGAAGCGCCTGCTGCGCCATGTAGTCGCCAGTCTGAGTGGCATCTACCATAGGTCGGAAAGTCTGGCCGGCAAGAGCAAGGTTTTGATTCATGCCTTGCTGGCGGATGTCTTGAGCCGCTTGATAGGCAGGGAGCATAGACTCCGTGGCGCGCTGGCCGTACTGCTTGATCATGGCAATTTCATTAGCTCGATTCTCCGCAGATTGATCGGCCAATTTCTCATTTGCTTTGTTCTGCAAATAAGAACCACCTAAGCTTGCGGCTCCGCCTATTAATGCGCCAGTTATTGACATTTTGATTCCTGCCTACTTAATTTATTGAATTTTACCACATTTTGCTGGTTAGACCGCTATCCAACCTTGTGTTACGTCGCCACCAATTGACGGAAGCATTTTCCTATATTCTATTGATCCGCTACTGCCGGTAGAGTTTATGTAAAGACTGTACTGCCTGGCCTCTATAACTCCCTCTGGCGAGCCAGCACCCACAATAGGGATGCTTAGGCTTGCGTCCTGGGTGAACTGTCTAAACGGCTGAGCCATTGTGCCATCAGGTTGAACGATAGGCTGCGCCTGATTAAGCCTAGGGCCGGTCACTTATCACCACCAATAATGTTTGCAGTAAGTTGTATGATAACCGGCTTAACCGCATCAGTTAAAGTAAATCGGAATATCTCAAACCTGGACGCCCTGCCGTTCCTGCGCCATATAGCACGACGGGCATACTCGCCGATTTTGCCTATGCTACGCGCTATTGGTCCGCTCCAGGTTTTGCCGTCGCTGCTCCTCTCCAGTGTTATCTGAGGGTCCACAACCGCAGCATTACCTACTCCAGATTCTACCGTGAGCTCTAAGCTCGGGAAAAATACCGACTGCATATTGTTTTGAAAAGGCTGAGTGGCCACCCTGCGAACAATGGTATTGCCGTATTCGGTGTAAACGTTTTGGTCAAACTGGCCGATACGGCCGTCAATGATGTCGCCGCAGAGAATATTATTGTACGCCTTAACGATCGAGGACACCCTAAAAGCTCCTAGGGAGCCATCTAAGAGCGACTTCCTCTCATGCCACCTCTGAGATGTCGTATCGTATACAAGCGTTGTAGAGGGTAGTGAGAAGCCTATAAAGTATGCTCCCTTACTGGCGTATGCCCATGAATAAATGCCTGAGACCTGAGTATCTGACAGTTTTGATAAAAGAGAGTCAATTGCAGTCGTAGATACTTTGACTGTACTGTTACCGTTAAGAGCCCAGATAGCCGGCCCCTCGTTCTCTCCACCGCCGACCCACATAAAGGTATCTTGTGCGTTTACGAGAGAGTAGGGCGCATAGCATCCTTTTTGCAAAAATAGCCCGGTCCGCTGAAAAGGAAAGTCAGCTCCGCCAATGTTCTGGAAAGCCTCAAAGGTTTGGCCTCCTGAAATAAATAGCTGATTCTTATAGACTACTGGAGCAACAATGTCATCGGGGTCTGACTCGGCTGTACCGAAGTCGAGAGCGTTATAGCTCAAGCCGTTATTAATGGAGCTTACTATGAACTTCTTAGAGTCTGTGGTGATTAAGAAGTAGCCATCAATAAATACAACGAACTGAGGGGCTCCATTCGCTGTAAAGTCAGAATCCGTAATCTGAGCAAACGCATCTGTAACGTGATTATAGATATAACCGTTTCCGCCAGGCACGAGCACCATTAGCTGCGTTCCGTTATCGGCCATGGAGACGCGAGTAACACCAGCAACGTCGCCGATAAAGGTTAAATTGTAATCATCGCCAGACTTATCTAGTCGATATAAGCGTTCGCCATTCACGAAGTACGGCTTGCCAGCCATCTCATGAGAGCCACGGTTTGCGTTATCAAGTATTCCCGACGTAGCCAGCTCATTAATTCCTTCAGTGCCGAATAAAGTCTCTTGAGATAAACCAGTCCCTTGAACGATGTTCGGATACCAGTTTGTACACTCTTGGGCTGCGATAGGCAAAGAGTCACTAACATAAAAACCATTTGCTATAGGCAGTTGGGTAACTGGCATCTAAGATACTCCGAAGAGACAATCCGTTACGGTTATATTATTTGTGCTTGTGCCGTTGGAAACAAATACCTCAAGATAGTCAGAGTTAGAAACGGAGACGTTATAAAACACTCCCACATTTGCCGTATTGGATGCGGACACTAATCTGGAGATTTTAGCGGCAGAAATAACAGTGCCATTTTTTGCCAAATGAACAGTTAGATCCTGATTTGTCCCAACCACATCTATAGTTACAGAAGCCGTCAAACGAACTGTAGTAGTCGTTGAGCCTGTATAAGTAAGCTTGCCCGTCGTATCTACTGTAAAACTGGAAAAAGTTCCCGCTACAAATGTACCTGCTGCTTTTACAGGTACATTTTGAGTAGAGATTGTTGTGGCAGTTGAATTACCGTGCATAGACACTTGCGCGTTTATTTCATCAGCAATGGACGTTATCTCAATACCAGAATCATTCACTGCTTGGACGCTAATACCTGAGCCAGCAACAATGCTTGCAATTGTGGGAGACGCTGCGGTTGTGTTCAATAGGATAGGGAGCCCGTCAGTATTAGCCGTGAAGTTGTGGCTAATCTTGGCCCCGTTTTCTGGAGATACCGAGGTCACTATGCCTGGGCCGTTCTCAAGGTTGCGGATCTGATTGATAGTGCCATCAACGTCAAGGATAGCTGTGCCTGTAGCAGCACCTTCCTGTACGATCGTCCCGGTAACGCCAAGGTTAGCCACAAAGTTGTCATAGCTGATTTTGTAATTTGTCCCGTTGACAACGTAATCAAGATAGCCGCCAGCTTCAACCGTGCCTTTAGCTATAAACTCGCTTTTCCTGCGACCATCGGCTCTAATTGTCATTTCGTGTTAAGCTCCAGTCCAATTGCGCCAGTAGATTCGGCTAGTATTTCTGCTTCTTGTTCTGGGTAGAAATGACCAGAAATCCCGTAGCTGTCGTCTTCGTTTCCTGCGCCTATAGGCAGTGTTGACGGTAGTGAGGTTGGACCCATACGGCCACCAATAGTACGCATGGTATTCATGCCCTCACGGGCCGCTTTAACCAATCCCTCTGAAACCACTCCTCCATAATCTGGAGACACTTCAATAGCCATGTTGGCTATAATTCCGCGCAACGCACCGGTGGGCACGGTTATTACATCTGCAAGGCTATCGACCTCGGTATAGCCCAACGTGATGCCCTGAGCATCAAGCTGAGTCATGTAATTATTTAGAGCGAATATGTAATCTTGGTACTCATCAGGCTCGAGAGGAGACTCAGATGCCTGGACCAAAATTCGCTGTAGTGATGCCTTTGCGACCTGAGCGACAGTAGCCATTACTCGTATGTATTCCCGTATGTATTCCTGCTTCTATTCATGGGCTTAGATTTATTTTTGTTCTTTTTCTTTCGGGCCTTTTCAGCCGCAGCCATGCCTGTTTTGGTGTATGGGAATTTCTTTCCATCTATATCTGGCATAAATCACCTCATTCAAATGTAGGTTTCTTATTTGCTGTTTTTGCTGCTGCGCGAAATGCACCTGCTGTTGGTGCTCCTGGGGCGCCAGGCGATCTAGTTCTCTCCACTGTACGTCCCTCGGCCTTTTGACGCTTTTGGCGCTTTTTCTTTTTGTGAATATTCGCGTATAGACCGTCACTCATATTTAGCACTCTTCTTGCCCTTACACTTCCACCGCTTTCGTGACAGGCGTAGCGGGCTGTTGGGATTCTTTGCGGCCTTTGGATGATCTTTCATCTGGCCGGCTGACCGGGCGCAATATGCGTCGCCCTTCTTTGTTCCTGGCTTTACTCGTGAACCGCCACCCTTTGCTTTTCCAGCCTGGCCATAAGAAACCTTCTTGCCGGATGCGGTGACCTTTACTTTAGCCTTGCCTTTACTTGGTTTTGCCATAAAGAATCAGGGGGCCGGAGCCCCCATCCTCCGTAGTGTTACTTTCCGTAACCCTGGCCCGCAAACAGCGGGTTGAAGGTCGCGTACGCCGGCAAGAGATCGAAACGAATCTTTTGCGTGTTCGCGTCACCGTCTGCGTACTTAGATACACGGATGCTCATGCCATCGCTGGTAGTCGCAATTGTATCTGTAGAGTACAGCTTAGGTAGCTTAACAGTTCCGAGACCAAACGCTTGCTTGGTAAAGAACATATTAGGCTGGTACAGAGTTGAAGCAGCACCAAGGATAGTCACAACCGCGCCAGAAGCAGGAGCTGCGTCTACGTTGTTGTACTGACCGTTAGTCTCGTGGATAGCCGCACCTGAGACAACAATAGTCGCAGCGTTGCCAGAGATAGTCACATCCGCTACTACAGTACCTGTCCAAGGCACTTGTGCGCCAGCGCTATCAAGGATCGCTTCACGAGTAGCTACGTTGAGACGATTAACGCCCGCAATAGTTACCTGGTCGCCAGCTTTGATAGTACCAGTACCCAGACCGGCCAGAACAAGAGTCTGCTGCATAGTGTCCTTTGCCGCAACATAAGTGGCGTTAGGAGCACCGTTCAAAGTACCTGCACGATCAGTTGTTGAACCTGAAGTGTAGCTGCTTAGAGCGTTAGACGTTAAAGCCATCATGCCACCAAAGTTCTGGCTGATTTGCGCTTTTTCCCATGCTGTACGAACAAGGCCGTCAGACGCGTTCAGACCGTTCTGAGCTGAAGATAGCGCAGTAGTCGTGAACGGGTTCATCAGGTAGTACTTCTCGTCTGACATTGGAACGCCGACAGAATCCATCAGTGCACCAGCACCAGCTACGTCTGACCATGCGTCTACCGCAGTACCGCGATCACCGTAGTTCAAGGCTGCGTTCTCACGCATATAGCGACCGAGGTCCAGCTCCAGGTCAGTCACAATGCGACGGGCCATAGGCTCAAGGATCTGATCGAGTTGGTCTAGCTCAAGAGCTTCCTCAACATTGCCCCACTCAGTGGCCGCTGTGAAGTAGTCCTGGACCGTACCAGTTGCCTTACCTGCAATGATGTCCGACTTATCTGCACCAGAGATGTCACCACCAGAAGTACGGATAGAGTTATAGTCGTGCGGACGCTTAAAGTCGACGTTAGAACCGCTTGAAGGGTTGAACTTGCCGCTCAGGAGCTGCGTGTTTACTGTCTTTGTTACTACCCGTGATGCTTCAAAAGCATCAAGAAAGACGCGAGCGACTTTCCGGGTGACGTTACTATTTAAATTATTAGCCATCTTGGATCACCTTCCTATTCAAATGTAGCGCCTTGAGGGCCCTTAGGTTTGGGGGCACTTCCAGCGCTATGGGGCTGCTCCAGGGGATCCGGAGCGTTATTTACCTTGGGTTTAAGCGATGCAGCTTTCTGCTTAATTTCTGTTGCTATCCTTACTGCTGCTTGAGCTGGCGGCAAGTATCGCAACGAGTCAAGCTCTAACGGGTTTTTAGCAAGATACTTAGTGATCAAGGGGCCTTCGTTCTCTTCAAGAATTATATTCACAAGAGATTCGTCGATCCCAAACTGCGCTACCGCGTTACCTGCTTCCTGTAACTGCTCCGGCGTTATGCCGAATTTAGTTGCCCTGTCAGAGTAGGACTTAACCTTACTGGTCATTTCCTCCTGCTGCTTTTGCCATTCCTGCTGCTTTAGCGCTTGCTGTTGCTGCTGGACGGCTTGCTGCTGCATATCGTATTCCGCAGCGGCTCTCAGCGCCTGGTCTCGTCTTGCCAGGCTCTGTCTATACTCTTCATCTGAGAGTCTAAACGGATCTGGCAGGTCGGGGACCTTTGGCGCCTGACGTTCTCCAAGCTTGGCCTGTAACTCATCTAACTGCTTTTTCAGCGACTCGGCTTCGCGCTCCTTTTCTCGAAGCTTGAAAACCTTCTTGCCGACTGCATCGTTAAATACACGCTGCTGCTCTTCATCGAACTTGATTTCTTTCTCTGGGGTCTTCCCCGCCTCCGGTGCTGAATCGGTACTCTGTTCCTCAACAGAATCTTCAGTTTCTTCTACCTCCGTCTCCGTGGTTACGTCTTCCTCGGATTCGTACTCGTAGTTGTCTTCTGGTTGCAGCTCGCTCATATTGTGCCCTTTAAAGGTAAATAGCCCAGAGAAGGTCTGGTGGCCTGTTGGTGATTATATCATAAAGAGGTTAAAATCAACAAAATTAAGTTAATTGAACCGCTGGTGATTTATGAGTGACTTGTATGATGTATTTGAAACAGATGACCCAGAGCAGATGCACGACATTCTGTTTGATGTGATAGGGCAGCTAATAGAGGCTGACAGGGCCGGAGATGGCCCTATCATTGAGGAGTTGTGGGATAAGCTAGATGATATGGTTACAGAGCTGGTTGGGGCTGTTTAGACTATCCCTCGCAACGCACTGGTAGTGCCAACGCTAGAGAGTAGGTCTGCGCTGTCCATCTTGGCTGGGTCGAACTCGGCGTTGATTGAGCGTACTCTTGTGGGGTCTAAAAATATCTTATGCTTAGTGCCTTTATCTACATCCATGCCACGGAATATGTCGGCTTCATGAATAATTGTGTCATATCCAGAATCTTGAATTGCTTGTCTGAATACGTCATTAGATATGAGATTTCCTGCGTCATCTTCTGGGTATATTTCTGCCTGCCTAAAAATCTCATCTAATCTATTTGCGCTAATTCCACCATCATACGCCTCTTCCAAAATGCTGCTTTGCAATGTTGCAAAATCATCTTGGCTCAACGATGAATTGCTACGAAGGCTTTTTAAAAAGTCCACTAACTCACCTTCTGGCTCAAAGTCATACGCAGCTTCTTGAGCAAGCTCATAAGCCACATCCATATCACCATCAGCTTCGTCCAGATAGTCTTCTGGATTTAGCTCAGGCTGCTCGTACCGCAGGAAGGTATCGCCATCGTTAGATATGTCAAATGCTTTAGTAGTCCTGCCCATCAATGGATAAACAACACCCTCATTACCACCTTTTAGCTCTTCTCTCGCAGTATTCATTGCTTTGTCTGGAGAAACACCTTCGCCCTCTAATTGTTCTGCTCGTCTTTGCAGTCGATTAGTTAAATCAGGCCCTTCGCCTGCGTAATGGTCAGAAGCATCTCTAGGCGAAGTTGTGCTATAAAATCCTCTTCCGAAGTGGCTTTCAGGATTCATTCCATTTAAATCTATCCGCTCAATATCATAAGTGCTTCCGTGATATATAGGCTCGTAGCCTTGTTCTTCGGCTCTTTTCATCCTTATTTCTGGGCCAATCTCTAAGCCACGCAACGCAGACTTAACACCTTTAGCCGCAAAATCCCCAATGATAGGCAACGCACCAACAGCCGCAGCAGCAGTATTAATACCAGTGCCTACCATGTCGCCTTGGTTGTACGAAGTGCGTATATCGCCAACCCCTACCGCGTCACCAATAATCGGCGTGAAGTCTATAGCTGTCTCAATGCCCTCTCCAGCGTTGATAAGCCCTTGCCTGTAGCCGCCGCCTATGCCGCTGTCGTCAATCCACTCGCGCAGCTTGCTGCCTATCGTGGCCCTGAAGTTAGGGTTAAACGGGTTGATAGACGGCGAGAAGGGCTTCATCTCTGCGCCTTTCCACGGTATGCCCATGGAGTCTAACTGCTCCTGAGCGAGCTCCTGATTGGTCTTAGCCACCGGTAGCGATCCTCATTAAGTCATTTACACCCATTGCCTTCATTCGGGCCTTGCGTTCCTGCTCATCCATAAGGTCCGTCATCTTAGCCTGGTTGTCTAGCTGATCGCCAAATGACTGGATTTCGGTGCGGTCAATGGTTGCGCCGGCTTGCTGAGCTTTAACCTCAGAATCAATGCGTTTGGTTTCCGCATTAAATGCGTCGATTTGATTATCAGCCTGGTCACCCATAATCTGAGACTGTAGCTTCTGAGCTTCGAGCTGTAGCTTCATCTGCTCATTTTGAAGCTTTGCCTGGTCTATCTGAGCCTTAAGCATTTCTGCTTGAGCCTTCATGCCTTCTGCCTGAGCCATAACCATTGCCGCATCGGGCTGCTGCTGACCTTGAGCCGCTTGCATCTGCGCTTGCTGGAGCTCGGCCATCTCTTCCTCGGTTAGCTGCTTCATAGGGATCAAGCCCTGCTGAATCATCTGGGCCCGCTTGCGTTCTGCGATCTGGCCTGCCGCTGGGGTAGCTACGCTTTGCAATAGTAGGTCGCCGGCGATCTGCATCAGCGACGGGTCTATCTGCGCTAGATTAGTGATTGCCTCTACAGTCTCTTGCTGGCGATTCTTGTAGCTTGGGCCTGCCTTGCATACTACGTCGTAGACGCCAACACTAAGGTCGTTTATCACCACAATCTCACCGGTAGCGTTATCAACCGCTTTCTGGTTAATGTCCGCCATGTCATAGGACTCGTCTTCCTTGAGAACACGAATAGTCCGCTCGGTATCGTATACTTTGGGGATAGCGTCTTTAATAAGCTGCCCGGTAGCCTGTATAGCGATTTCCATTGACCGGCTGTACTTGAGAGTACCGTTATCGCCTTTGTCTTGTAGCTGGCGTATAGCGACGCCTGACTGAGCGTTAGGGTTGTCGCCCATGTTGGCTGCAAACATACCAGCCGTGGCGTTGATCATGCCCTGCATTGCCTGAGCAACAGTGCGCAGACCTGCGTTGATCTGGGCTCCGCCGTTCTGCTGTGGGACCGATGGGAACTCAGGGTCAGCGTTGAAGAACTGCACCGGATCATTGTTTGTGTTTAGAGTGCGTAGCTGGTCCTCGTGCCCTAATGCTTGGGCAGGGGTCATCCAGTACTTAGCCCGTGGCGCCAGAGCTCCCTCTTCGATCTCACGGCTCATCGCATAGTTCAGGACGCGCTGCGGATCTAGTAGCTTCTCAACCACGCCCCAATAAATCGTTTTGTTCTCGAATATCTTAAAGTTGCCGTATACAGGCACCACAGGGATTCGGTTAAATACTGTTTCGCGGTCATCCTCTAACCAGTCCTTGCCATCAAAGAACCTAGAGCAGACCTTGTGCATCTTGCGCTTGCGGCGCTTAACCTCGGTCACCCCGATAGCCTCAAGGTCGTCTTTGATCTTGTCAAAGTCGTCACTGACCTCATGGGTCTGGCCGTTGCTCATAAGCACGAGCTCGCGGTCCTCTGACTCTACATACAGGAACTCGCCGACAACAATGACCTCGGCTTTGTCAAAGTAAGCATCGCCGTCACGGTCATCAGAGACAGACTCGCCAGAGCCCTCAGGCCAGCGGCTTTCGTATTCGTCTACGGCTACCGGATGCAGCACGAACGCATAGCGAGAGTCGCTCTTGTCCTGCTTCTCTGCTGCTGGATCAAACCATACTCGGTCAAGCGGGTTAGCAATCTTCTCGATCATGATGTCCTGATCGAATGAGTTGTCGTCTGCATACTTATGGCATACACGCCACGCATCAAAGCCGCCGGTGACCATGCCACGAGCTGACTGAGAGTAGATCTGCTTAGCGTTAGATAGATTCTCAATGTTGCGAATGATGCCGTCATAGGTCGCTGCAACGTCCTTCGTCGCATTGCCGCCGGCTGGGCTCACCCTGATATCGTAGTCAGCATCCTCGATGCCGCTAGAGATCTGATCAATGATTGGGTTCACTGAGTCGAACTGGTAGCGCGGACGATTAGCGTTAGAATTCCAGAACATGGGCTCCCACTGACCGTCCCTTTTGTCTATGAACAAGTGGGACTCGCGAGCGTTCTCGCGGTTGTCGTGGTCCGCCTCTTGGCACGAAGACAGTAAGTTGATTACGTCTTGATGCTCATCGTAATCAGCCTTGTACGAGAGATCGTCCTCGGTGTACTGGCCCGACTCCTTATCCTCTTCCTTCTCTTCCGTTCCGTTCTCGTACTCAGCCATAGTCTAGCCCCAGCCCTGAAAATTGATTTTGACCGCCTGCTTGGCGATCTGCTTCGGCGAAAACATCGCCATCATTAGTGCGTCGCCCATGTTAGGTGAGGGCAATTGATATTTCTTCGCCATGTCTATCTTTGTCATTATGGCGATTTTACCATTGTTTGACCTTTTTTGTGGTATACGACACACCTCGGATCTGAGCTGCTGCAATACGGGGATTTCAGACGACAGAGAGATAAGGTTCTCCGGGTCCACATACTCACCCTTAGTCACTGCGCGATGCGTCGCCTCGAATCTGTCTCGCAGCTTCCACCAATACTGAGCGCGCTTATTCAGGAACGTGTCGCGATTGGTCTTAGAGTCTGAGCCGCTGTAGGGGATGTTGGCATCATCAGGTGACTCTGAGCCCCTGAACTGGTGCTTCTGCATCGCAGTAGAATCGAGCTCTTGATCTACCTGGCGCTTTAGGGCGATACCCATACCGTCGCAGTCCCATACAAACCAGTCTGCTTGAACCTCACGGGCCTTGCGTAGCGCCCAGTCCATACCCTCCGCAACGTCTCCTGTGACCTTCTCGCAAATGTCTAGGACCACTGAGCCTTTACGGAGGGCGAACCCTTTGGAATCACCGCCCTCATCTGAGGGGTCGTGTGAGGCAATGATTGCGCCGGTACCCTCAAAGCCTAGCTTAACGTGCGCATCGATTGCTGCATCGAACCACTCTGCTGGGATGATACTGTCTTCAACATCATCCAGGAAATGGCCTCGCCATACATGATCAAAGAGGGCAGGGCTCATGCGCCCCCTGTCGCCCTCCATCTCACGCTTGAGAACGTCAGGCGCTAGAGAGTTGTCCTCAATGTTGATCATGATGATCAGATGGTCTTCGTCCTCATAGAACCCGTCGCGCAGTAGCTCCTTCTCAAACGGTTTGATAAAGCGCTGACTGAATGCGTCAAGCGAGGACCTGGGGTTAGCCGAGAACCAGAGTTCTGAGCCTTCCTCGCGCAGTGTAGGCGTTAGAGCCTTAAGGGAGTCAAAGGAGATTGTCTGAGCTTCCTCCACCCAGAAGCGTTGGAACCCGTGCGCTGATTGAATTGCAACAGGGTCTCGGGCCATACCCTTGAAGCGGAACGCAGGCTCGTCGTTGTAAAGTATTTGAGACTTCTGCACATCAAAGCCGGCGAGGTTTAAGCGTTCTATCTCAGCGCGAAGGATGCTTAGAACCGAATCATCTATGCTGTTCTGGAACTCACGAAAGCAAAGCGTCTTGATGCCCTTGGTCATTGCGTCCATCAGGCATAGGTCCGCGATGCTCATGCTTTTCCCACTTCCTCTCCCGCCCACAGCACATTTTATGCGCTTAGGCTTCAGAAACGGCTGGAGCTTCTTGGGAATCTGCATTGCAGGCATTATGCGTAGGCGCTCATTCAACCACCTCAATGGTCCACTTCATGTCTACGTCCATTTCAATGGCATCACCGTTAGGGCCAGAGAGCTCGGTGCGCTTGGTCTCGGACCATCCGGCCTGGTGAGATAGCCAGAACTTAGCTGCCCCGACGTCACCGTCTAGCCCCTTCATCTGCAAGGAGCCGGCCATCTGTATGATAGCCATTGCTTTACCCTTCCTATACGCTTCATTAAATTCAGGCTGCCTTTGCATTGCGGCCTGTAACGTATTGAAACTACAACCAAAATAATCAGCGAGCTGGCGCTTTGTTATTGACGCTGCCAGGCGCTGACATTCTTCGATCTCGGTAGGTGTGAACACCCTAGGTGGCCGGCCTTCTGAGCTCATTTGATGGGACCCTGTAAATGCTTCATATTGCTAAATTATACCACGCACTTGACAAAACTAGATATTCTTCTTTTGAAGAGCCTTATTTTTAATCTCACCAAAGCTTAAATGGTTTTTCTTGTTGTTTGCGTCGGCGTAAGCTTGTCGCGGCAATACAGTTACCTTGCCCCCGGCCGCAAAGTAAGCAGCCTTATCCTGCGCCAATTGTGCCAAAAGCTTTCCTTTCACCAAATCTTCTATAGCCATTAAAGTTTTTCCGTTGGGATTATTGTTTGCTCAAGGCCCAGGGCTGTTCTCTGAGCCCTTCTAGCCATTGCTCGCTTATACTCCATCATATCATCGTAGCGTGGCTTCTCGCCGCGCTTTAGGGCGCTCTCGTGGATTACAATGTATCCGTCGTCAGAGTCCCTGGTGGAATTTAGTTTCCAGTTCTGGTCGTTCTGCCTTTCCAGGGGCTGCGCGAAGAGTTCCGATTTACTTATCCCCAAGGCATCTGCCAGGTCCATTCCGTTGGCGTGGCAGGCAAAGCAGTGAGCGATAATATCGCCTTTCCTGCCTAGCTTGATACTCATGCTGGGGTTTTTCTCTCCATGCACCGGGCAACATACAGTCCAGCCTAAACCGTTTTTCCTGGGCTTTTCACAGAGATTAGCCAGCTCGTCTATGTGCATTTGCAATATTCCTTGATTTAATCCAGTTTTTTACTTCCACAGATATCGAGCTCGCGGTCACTCTCTCAATACCAGACGGCGCCACTCCAAATTTTTCTGAGTATTTGTAGACAGCCCAGTTTTGTTTGTACCCGCGAAGAACCGCATAAGCTGAGAGCTCAGAGAACCAACGCTGCTTGTCGGTGATGTCATACTTCTCGGGCTTCGGCATATCCTCTCGTTGAATCTTCTTGAGGATTTCATTGTCAGTATAAAGCTCGGTATCTACTGGCAGCTCATAGCCACAGGCTTTGCACCTTCTGCCGCTCATTTGCGTTGTACAGACCGGGCACGGCCTGAGCACTGGCTGGCGCTCTTCTTGCTCTATCAACCGGTCCTCGTTGTAACGCTTGGTGCCGTCGTCTAGCTGATAGGGCACAATTGTATCTGGGAGCTGTCCGTGCCTGGAGATATTTCCGGCGTGGTCCAGATAGACTGCCCTGGTCTTGCCGGTCTCAGGAGAAATTCTGGCTATACGGCCACAACGCTGCACGAAATCAATTTTTGATTTGCAGGGATAACAATCAATCAACATTTCGACATAGGGCGCATCGTATCCAGTCCCGAGCAAGCGGGAACATGATAGCACCGAGAATCTGCCAGCCTGGTGGTCCTCGTATAATGCAGTCCTGAGCTCCTGGTCGGTATAACCGTCAATGTGACGCGCCTTGATGCCGCTAGGGTGCGCGTTAAACTTATCTACCAGTGTCTTGCTATGGTCGATAGTCGGGCAGAATGCAATCGCGCGCTTGGCTCCATCAGGCGAATGCTTAAGGTAATTCTCCACTATGTCACCGCTCAGCTGGTCATCCTCTACCATGGCAGCGCCAAGATCATCTGGGTGAAACTCTGTCCCTCCCGTTGGCAGGCGCTTGGTTCGAATGTTTGAGGTATCAATCGAGCTCCCGACGTAATAATCAATCGGCGCCAGGTAACCAAGTTCCGTCAGCTCTTCGCTTGTAATCGGGATCAAAAGATCGTCCCAAATCTCTCCCAAGCCCTTGCTGAATGGCGTGGCTGAGAGCGCAACAAAAGGGATTGCGTCATAGCGATCCAGGTACTTTTCCCTGAAACCTTTGTAGACAGTGTGAGCCTCATCGACAATGCCGAAACTAAAATTAAGATTTGGTCTTTTGACGGCAGTCTGTATTGAAGCGATTTGGATAAGTTTTCGAGGGTCCCACCTGGGGTCGTCCGCCTGCATGACAGAGTAATCAATGCCCATTTGGTCCAGCGTGTCGGCAGTTTGCTGTACGAGCTTTACTCTGTCTGCATAAAAGACACTGCGCTTCCCCTGGGCTGCGTAAGCAAGCATCATTGTTAGGGCGACGTACGTTTTTCCGTAAGAGCAAGGAGCCGCCAAAAGCGGCCTCATGTGTCCTGTTTGAAGGGAATGACGAATCATGTCGATTCCCTTTTGCTGGTGGGGTCTAAGCTCCATTGAGGGCCTCTTCTACCTCTTCCTCAATGCCGGCAACAATTCGGCGGGCCTTCTCAGTGAGAGTCAATGTTTCGTTTGACACTACACGAGTCGCCCAGTCTAGGCGATCTCGATACAATTGGAGCTCGGCTGCTTCCTGCTCATCGATAGAAGCATCGCACTCGTCGAGGTAGCGGTTAAGGTCTGCAATTACTGGATCCATAATTTTCTCCGTCAAGAGTGCCCCCGAAGGGGCGGTTGATTTAGGCTAGGATTTCTACCCTGGCATCAAAGTCAAAAGAAGTTTCGAAAGGAACATAACCAGTATCCCCGATTCGGTCGCTGCCTTCAGAGCTGTCAGCATCGATGCTGATAGTGTAGCCCTTAAAAAATTGACGACCAGTCTCAGGGTGGATAACCCAGCCTTTGTCAACGACAACGCCTTCAATGAACTGGTCATCACGGCTAGGCATAGGTTGGAAATCATAAGCTCGGATCTTTTGGCCAATTTCTGCAATGTTTTCAAATTTCATAATGTTTCTCCCGTTTGGGAGGAGCACCGCGCCCCTCCAATGGTTCCCATTCTACAGAAACCACTGGGGGTGTCAACCCTTTTAGGTGACAAATACTAATTATTTTTACTGGGTTCTCCAGACCCTGTATTTGTTAAGGTTTTTACGTTGGGCTGCATTGTAGTTCCGTTGTTTTAAGGCCGACACTAAGCCGCTAACTTCACTTGTATTCTGTAGCTCAACGCTGTCGCCTACACACATTTTATCAGCAAGATCAGCCCAAACTCCGCCTTTCTTGCGGTTTATTTCAGGGATTTCAACATCGCGTTCGATAACGTGGTAACTCATTGGTTTATCTCCGTACAGTCAATATCAAGGTTGCGATAATTTGGCCAGCCAAATTGCTGACCGGTCTGTCTGCCTAGGCACACCATGGAAGCGTATTGAGCAGATTCGATTTCGGCATCTTGTTTCTCAAGCTTGCCAGAATAATTGAGCCCGGCAATGACAATGATTGCGAGCGTTAATAAATACAATTCTTTTTTCATAGCTTCATCTCCCGAGAAGTTATAGCAGGGCTGATTCTTGAATAAGCTGCGATTTCGCCGGCCGTTTGTAATAGCCGAATTGAGGGTCGTCATGGCTGGGCTTTACTGTGCCAGTAAGCCTGATTCTCTGGCCCTTTAATTCCAGGTCCTCGGAACTAGCGTAATCTACGATAACAGTAGGCACTGATCCGTAGACTCTGAAACCGCGATCGTCGCGGATAGTGCATTGCAGCACTTCTCCGTAGTCGCCTTCATACCATTTTGTGTAAATGATTTCACCGGTAATTTCTACACGGCCTTCAGGTACATTTTGCATCTAATTATCTCCGTCAAGAGTGACTGCGTTGTGCAACCAGTAATTAAATACTAATCTATTTGAATTAATAGTGTCAACAGTTTTAATTTACATAAGTTTCTCTACCTATTGCCTTCTCTGTAGCGTGGCATTTAGCGCAGTACCAACAAACCCTGTGCATAACTTTTTCTTTATCGGTAGATCTCTCTCTAAATCCTATAACCTCTCCCATTGTATCACCGCATCTGCAAGGCTTTTCACTTAAGTCTACTTGTTGAGTGTCTGTCATTGTATTGCCTTTGGTGAGTTAGGAGGTTTTGCGAGCAAGCAAGCCCCAACCCACAGGGTAGTAGGTTTCGGGACATTGCATTGCCTTCGGAGCCGTCAGTGTGGATGGCGAGGCCGTATCAATGAGTCAGTTGATACAAGCAAGTCTGCAAGGGATGCTGCTCCATCCCCCCGCGCCGCATTCAGACTTTTAGCAAGTTGCGGTGGCCCCGCGCTACTCTTTTGGGCCTTAAAACTGCGCTCGGTGAGAGACCCCGTGAGGGTGACATATCCTTCGCAGTCGATTAGAAAAAGGAATTATGACAAACACTAAATATAGTATAAGATCAGTGCGTCGGGTTTCTGTTTTCCTTTTCTCCTTGTCAGAATTTAGGGCTTGATCAGCCCACCGACAACCAGCATCATAATCTCGCAAAAATAATTCTGCAAGTTCATTTTTTTATTTATTTGAACTTATCGTTTAATGCACCTCAAACTGGTCTGATTCAACCTGGTTGATAAATTCATCCCACAAATCATGATCAGAAATAAAATCAACGTAATCCGTACAAAGAAGCATCATTGTTCCGATTGCGCGCCGGGCCTGTTCAGTCAAATCTTTAAAATCATTTTCCATAAACAAATCGAGCTCTTCAGGGCTCATTGCAATAATATGGGTATCTTTCATCTAAATTTACTCTCATATAGCCTACGCCGGGAATTAAAGATCTTTTTTACTCGTTTAAGATAATCTATTGTAAATTTCAGCTGTGAATTGTCATTTTCTAGCTGTAGAGCTCTATCGGCTCCGATCTTTTGAATTAGACCCTTGCGATACTCCACCACATTGCCAGAAAGATAGCGGTTACATTTAACGCACTGGCCCCAACAATTAAGAGCATTGAATCTTAAATGCCCTGCGCTGCCTCGGCTTCTGTAATGACCAGCGTCAAATTTGCCGCCTTGGACCGTTTCTCCCTGGGGGCATCCGCAGCTTATGCACGGCTTATTGCGGTCCCTGGCGCGAATGTAGGCGTTAAACGCAGTTTGTGCTTCTTTAACGTAATCTGAGGCAGTCTTGAGAGATTCTTTGACAGCTTTCGCCTCACGCGCATACGACAATTTTACAGTCTTTTTTGCCTGATCTGTCCTAGTGTAATCGTACAAATGATCCCAGGAGCAAAAAGAATAAATGCCGCCCATGACCGCCTCGCTTTCAGGGATCTTGGTGCGGCATAATTTGCAGCGTCTTGTCTTCATCGGAAATACTTTTTGCCTTTTAGGGAATCCATAGTCCTTATGCATCGGTCAAAGGTTTCTTGATCCATTTTTTTTGAGCGTGACCTCAGCAAAGCCAATGAGAACTTTTCGCTCGTTACAGGAAATCCCTTGGCCAGCCTTTCAACATCGTCAGGCGGAATATAATCACCTTTTTCATTTATCATCTTATATTCATCTCCGCGCGCTTAGTTGATTCCTGAGTGCGCCAAGTCTCAAACTTCATTTGCCAGACTGCAAGCTGGTGCTTGAGCCCTACGGCCTGTTCTATCGCAACCTTGAGCCCATCAAGAAGCTCAAGATACTCAGCATGAGAATAAGCATAACGCTCCTGAGCTGCAATAGGCATTTTAGGGTTATCGCGTTCGGCCTCGCCCATCAGCAAAGCTTTCTTAGACTTTCTAAACTCCATTAAATACTGCCGGCTTGCTTCAGCCTCAGCGTATTTACGGGCTGTTTCTTCTAGCTGCTCGAATTTCATAAGCGTTTACCACCAATTTTTTTACCCAGTCCCGAATGTCCTCGGGTACTTTATCAAGCGCCTCGCGGCGCTCCTCCCTGTTTTTAATCATCATAATCTCTGCGGCGTACTGCCTCGGGCGCTTTAAATGATTCATTTTCCACCGTTAGTTTGCTTTTGGTCGGAGTGCATATTTCCAAAATGTTATCGTAAGGCTCCAGGTTGTCAAACGAGCACACGCCAAAATCACCCTCAAGCTCGATAACTGCGTACGGCTCCTGATACTTTAGAGAACGCCACGTTGCATCTTCTATTGCTCCGAGAGCATAAGTAAATTTAGAAATCGTTGTCATTAGCCAGCTCCAAAAAACTTATTGGGTGCATCCCTAACTCTCTGCAAACCTTTATTACTAAAGATAACCTGGCATCATCTTTGTACCGCCATTTATGTATTTGCTGACGGTGTACCCCCATTGACTCGGCCAGCTGAGCTGACCGAATCCCTGTGATTTCTTGAGATTTTCTTAGTGCTTTCCCAAAGTTCATAAGTAATCCTTAAAACGGAATGTCGTCTTCGAAAGTGTCAGCCTCAGGCGAAGCAGGGACTGGTACAGTGCTTGGGCCGTTTAGGAGCTCGGCCAGCTTATCTGAACCTATGCTTGCGTCTCCTTTGATCAGAGGCCGCTTAGGGTTCTGTGGATCAGGCTTATTAGTGTAAGCGCTAGTCCTAATCTTGGGAATATGGAACTGGCACTTAGGGCAAGTGAAGCTGCCGCTGCCCGTAGTGTGTGGCGCTCGTTCGTTTTTGCGCTCGGCGTCTTTCCATAATGCAAACTCAAAAACAGTTGTAAAGTTACTCATTTTAACGTCTCCGTCAGTTCATTTATTTTAATTGCAGTTTTAATTAGCAGCTCTTCCGCTGCAGCCAGCAATTTATCGTCTCGCTTGACGTTTAATACAAATGGCGTCATCTCAGGGTGGTAAGCGTAAAACCACCAAGACTTTGCTCCCGTCACTAACATACAGCCCTGGACCTGTTGAACGTAGGCCGACGGCAGTTTGCCGGATCTTTTGTATGCTACCATGGTTGACGCAGATGGGCATTTGATTTCTAAGCCACAGTCATCTCCTATAAGAGAATCAGGTGAACAACCTATTTCGTAATCGTCCATCTTAATCAAACCAACCTCATTAGCTCTTAGCCCCATGTCGAGCTCGAACATTTGCCTGGCCTCGGGCTCCAAGTCATTTCCTCGCTGCATTGCTTCCGACTTAAACGTCTCTGTCGGCTTGCCGGTAATTCTTTCGGCAACCAGGGTATTGATTAAGCCGTCTAACTGAGTAGAAGCTTTGCCGGCGCCAGTAAACACTTTAGAGAACTGACTAGCTGTCAGAACTCCGCAGCGTTGTTTTAACCACTCGTCGCCACCTTGAACACAATCTATTATCCTGGGCATTTGGATTTCCTTTTAGCCATATTTCTTGAGCACGTTTAAATTGACTCCAGCAATTAGGGCAAAGGTATTCTCTACCCGCCCCCTTTTGCCGGCAAGATTCACAAAATCTATGAGATTCCTGCATTTTCTGACTCTTCTTTTTTGGCTTTTTTCTTCAATAAATTCTTAACAATAATTTCAGCTTTGGCCTGCGGGATTTGATCGGTAGAGTGAACATTGGCCCACTTTACATAATCGATTATTTCATACCCGGTCTCATTACATAAAGAAATAATTTCTTTTAACGTGGCCGCGCTAACTAATTGAGGCACATCTGTTTCTTGCTCAATCTGCTGCGAATCAGCATCATCAACACCGTCAACCGGGATACAAAATGCCTGGAAAAGAAAGTATTTATAAGCGGCGGTCATAGCTTTATTGACAGCTTTGTCGCTGGTGTCTAGAGCTTCGCCGTAGGCAGTGTGGCAGATCGAGTCTCCCTCGCTGTCGTACAACACAAACCCGACCTCTAGGATTGCGTGAGACGCTACACCGCCATTCTTAGTGGCTGTTGTCTTAATGTCTTTGCTTAGAACGTTAGGGATAATCAGCACACCATGCTCAGCAATAATCGGCGCGAGCGTGTTAAGCACATCGTCGATACCACGGAACTTGTAGCCTTGGTGGCTGTTCTTTTGATTTTTAGCGATTCCGACTTTAGATAGATCGGACTGGACAGCGCTGAGCGCCTTGAAGATAGTACGTTGTGTCATTTTCTTTACTCCGTCAGTTAATAGCGTAGACGATGGTAAAGAGATACGTATCCTCTGTCAAGCAAAAAGGGTGACAATAAGAAAAGAAAAATCAGATATACTATGTCGAGTGGTTATCTCCGTCAGCTACCACCGCAAACCCCTAACTGGTTCTCCCGCTGGTTAGGGGTTTTTTTACGGGTATCGTCCGGTCCGCACCATATAATCTATATCGCTGCTGCGCGTGGGCCCGACTTGAGTTGCCCATTTCGAATCAATAAACTCGTCAGCACCCTTGCTAAAGTCACCCTCAGCCATCGCGGAAAGAGCTTTTTTAAAAGAGAGGAGTGAAGTTATACCTAGGTTAAAGCAAAGGTTTATCATAGCGTCCTGCCGGACCCTACACAGATCTAAATACCACTTAAAATTGTGCCTGAGCTCTCGGTCGCAGCGAGCTATATCATTATCAAGAAGATATAAGCACTCGTCACGAGACAGTCCAAGTGATTCAAGGTTTCTACCAACCCCGATAGTAAGATTCCCAGTTGTGTCCTCGTAAGGCTTATTCCTGAGAGATTCATGCCTTATTAGCAGGCGTTGTAGCCTATTCATTACTCTGCTCGCTTAAATAACCCTGTCGCGTTAAAGAGAGTAACGACTGCGCTTACAATATCGTGAGCTACCGGTTGGAGCTTATCAAAGCTCTCATCAATGTCGTCTGCCTTTTCTAACGCGGCTTTCAACATCAAGTCAAACGCAGCAAGCTTTTCCTTGCCGGCTCCATCATCAGGGATTGTTTCTTCAATTAGTTTTACGATTTCTACGACAGTGGACCAAAGCTTTTTGACCCAGCTTAAATAGGTAAATATATTCATATTTTGCACTCCATAGTCAGCAAAATGGCTTCTACGCCATAGATATTGGGAATAACGTGTACCCAATTCGGGTTGACTATAACAGGTTTCAAGCCCAGGCTACAGCCCGACCTTCTCAGATGTTGATAGTGTGAACACCCAGTTGACGAAAGCAAGAGCCCCAACAGCAACAGCATCAACGGTAGCCTCATCCACTGGTATCGCATAACCAAATGCCTCTGCTGCCTGAATAGCTGCCCAGAATGCGCCTGTAAGGGCCGTAACTGTTATCTGACGGCTTTTCCACTTGGCCGGGTCTGATACTGCCTTGCCTTTCTGTAATAGAGTAAACGCCGCTTTTGCTTTCCTAATCATCTTCTACGTCTTCCAGTAAATTATATGATATGGAGGTTTTATAGATATCTAACAATCCGATAATGGTGATTTGATTCACGCCTAGATCAATATAATGCTCAACCCACTCGCTTAGTTTTTCCAGTGCTTCCTCAGTTAAACGGTCATTCTTAACGTCTGGAAACTCAATTGTGGTCATCCTATATACCTAACGGCTGCGCCGATTGCCGCTGCGACGACTAGCCAGACTATTCGCTCAGCTGATTTACCCTTAATAACACTTTCAGATAAGCGGTCGACTTTCTCATCCATCGCGTCTACTTTATTCTCTATATGGGACTGCCGATTAAAAACAGTAACTAGACGCTCTTCAACACGCGCCAAGGAAACAATAGCCTCCTGGAGCGTGTCGATCTTCTTTTCTACTCTGCTTAATCGGTCTTCCATTACATCACCACATTCGCTTGATCGTACTCTCGAGGGATCTCGTAGGTGCAAGTCATGAGCTTACCTCCCTCAGCCTTGTAAACAATAAGGTCCATAGTATGAGCTGAATTATAGCCCATACTGGAATGCCATCTGTCTGGTGGGGCGAGACATCCGTGCTTAGACACGGTGACTCCCTCAAATTCCTGCACCGACGCATGGTGGAAATGGCCCACTAGAAACTGCCTATGAGTGGTCTCACCCCAATCTTTTGGCATATCCCTGGGCATGACCTGGGCCAGTTTAGCGGCCTTGATCTTATCGCCGTGGTGGATGCCAAAAAGCCATTTGTGCCACCTTACGTAATGCACGTACTGAGACGATTTTAGCACATTTACCCTGGGCTCCTTGGAGAAGTAGGTCTCCAGAATAACTTGGACCGCTAGGCTAGTGTGATCGTCGTGATTGCCTCTAGCCACCACCAGGGTCACGTTATCGACCTTACTTAGCATCAGTTCGACGCCGTTCATCAGGACCTGGGCACACGCCCTTAATTGGTCCTCATAGGAGCAAGACATATCCACCAGGGTGCCCTTTGTCGTCGCAAAGGGGCTTGCTCTGTCTGAGTGCGCCAGGTCTCCTAGAGAAACTAGCAACCCATTCCGGGCTTCCGGCATCTGCTCCACGAGCGCGCAGATAGCCTCATCCACCTCGCGGGTTGCCTTGCCTACATTGAATTCTCGGTCACCTGTCTCCTTCTTAAATGCGAGGGCCCCTATATGGGCATCCCCGATTATCACGCTGGGCATGAGTTCGTCCTTGCGGACCTTCTTGCCCTTAGCTTTTTTCTTAGCCGGTATAACGCCCTTGCAGAGCTGCTCAACGAAAGCATTAAAAGCTTCTGCCTTCTCAGCTTCTGCGGCAGTCCTTTTAGTTTTTAACCAGGTTTTATTTCCATCTGGATCGGCACTGTAGACACTGCGACCGATAACTGTTTCCCCTGGTCCGACCAGGGAGGTGCTGTCCCAGTGCTCTGTATAGCCCTGCGCCGCCGCAGTGTTCTTAGTGATAGAAACATAGTCACGCATCGTAGACTGCGAGATACCTAGTATCCCAGCAGCCCTTGCACTATTGCGTCCACACTCTTCCCAAACTTGCATTGCTTCTCGATGACGATCAGTCTTTGCGTAATCGACTAGGCTCATAGCTACTTCTCACTTAATTGTATACTGCGTAAGCCTTTTCCCAAAGCACGAAGTCTTTCAAGTACTTAATCTCTATCATCTGTATTACTTCGTGTGATAACAGCGTTTGGTAATCT